TCAGTTAGATTTATTCTGTTTTCGTCATGTCTCTGCTTCTTTGCTTTCTGATGATACGGCGCCCACCGAGCTCTACACTCTTTCCCTACACGACGCTCTTCCGATCTGTGTTCATGGCAAAACATTCTACATAGGATCATTGCTTGGTGATCCGGGGCAATCGTTAAAAATTAACATTGATACTGCCTCGCAGCACTTCATGCAGGGGCAGGATTTTAATGGTGGTGTTGGTATCGGGGGCATCGTCAAGATACTGTTAGAAGCTCGTGGCATGAAGCTCCCAGAAATAAAGGAGATGTTTGCCAGTTACCTCGACAGCACTGGGCCTGAAATTGTTCGTAATAATGCGCCGATAGAAAATCCTATCAGGCCGCAGTACAATTCAAACAGTCCGTATGACGCTGAGTATGTATATACTAATGCAGATGGCGAGGTGCTGGTTTCTGTCAGGCGTTATAACGTCAAGGACATTGCTGGCAACCCTATGCTCAACACAAAGGGCAAGCCAAAGAAAGAGTTCAGACCGTTTGTCGAAGGCTCTCCATATTCCAAGTTTCCAGACATACGCCCGTTGTATAACATTCCGAATGTATTGGCATCTGATCGTGTTATATGGGTCGAGGGCGAGAAGTGTGCTGATGCTTTAAATGACGTTGGTTATACTGCAACCTGTACGATTGGCGGGGCTGGTGCGCTAACAAAGAAGACTGCTCACCAGTTTGACTTTTCTCCGTTGCAGAACAAAGAGCTTATCTTATGGCCTGATAATGATCCTGCTGGCAAAAAGCTGGCTGATCTTATACAGGACTTTGCTTTGGCTGCTGGCGCTAAATCGGTCACAATGCTTACGCCGCCAATGGGTAAACCCGAAGGGTGGGATGCTTCAGATGCTTTGTCTGAGGGCTACAACATTGAAAACTTTGTTAACACCAAAGCCAAGATAACCAAGACAAACATTAATCTTCTTGACGAGTCATTCCTTGTTAGTCGATTCGCCGGGGCTGCACCAGAACAAAAGTTCTTGATTGATGGCACGTTTCCGCTCGGGGTTCCTATTCTGTTTGCCGCTGCTGGTGATGCTGGTAAAGGCATGATGACACTGGACATGGGCATGAAGATCGCATCGGGGAAGCCAATGACAAACACGTTTGGGGGGCTGGTTAAAGAGTTTGGGAACGTGGTGATCTTTACTGCTGAAGATGACGAAGCTGAGATGCACAGGCGGGTTGAGCGTCTTGATCCGTTTGAAGAGCGGCATGGCTACAACCATGATCTGAAGATTGTATCGCTTCCGAATGTCGGCGGTGTGTTTGCGATTATGAACGAGTCCAACGGCGAGTTCGGGACAACAGCAGAGTTTGAAAAGATATACGAACAAATCTTGCAGATGAGTAACCTAAAGCTGATTGTGTTTGATCCACTGGCATCTTTTGTCCATGCGGATGTAAATGCTGATCCGGCTGCGGGGGCTGCTTTGACAGGTCTGCTGGCTAGGATGGCAACAGAAACAGGTGCATCTGTACTGGTTTGTCACCACATGACGAAGATCAAGGACAACGCTGTAATCAAAACACCCGAAGAAGCTCGTAACCTTATTCGGGGTACGACTGCTCTTGTTGATGGGGTCAGGTCTTCATTTGCGTTGTGGCAAGTTGATGCTCAACGCGGCAAGAAGACTTGTGAGCGGCTAGGTTTACCATACCAGCGTAACAGTTGTTTCGATGGCGCTGTAGTCAAGTCTAACGGACCAGCCAGTAGAAATGTTCGGCATTTTGTACGAGATCCAATGACTGGGCTGCTAAATGATCGCACTGAAGAAATTAAATCACTTAACAGCGGTACAGTTCTTGAGATGAAGCTGGACGCTATGGCTGATTGGATTATCCATTGTGAGCGCGAAGGTGTGGCTCTAACCCATATGAGTGGCAATAACGGAGTTCACAAGCGGTCAGAGGACGCTGATGCTCCTGAGATATTGCAAGGCATCGGGAAGCAGACACTAGAAGGATATGTTCGTAGTCTTCAACAGGATAATCGGATTGATAAGTTCCAGTTGACGGCTACAGGCGGCAGGGTATGGCTCGGAGCAGTTGATGGGCCTATGAGCCGAGGTGAATACGAAGCTGTAACAGCGAGGGATAATGTATAATGATCATATCTTGGTGGTCTGCTGGCGTTACCAGTGCGGTGGCAACAAAGCTGGCGATAGATAAACATGGCAAGGAAAACGTGTTGCCGATCTATTTTCATATAGACACAGCGCATCATGACAACGAGCGATTTATTCGCGAGTGTGAAGAATGGTATGGGCGGGATATTATGGTCACTAAGTCCCACAAGCACAGCAATCAGTTTGAGGTCATTACTAAGGATAAGTATGTTAATGGCCCCGGAGGGGCGCGGTGTACTCTAGTGTTGAAGAAATGGGTTCGGCAGCGTTTAGAAAAAGAAATGGATTATAACGCACAGGTGTTTGGATTTGAGTATTCCAAGAAGGAGGTTAATCGCGCCATCCGTTTTAAGGAACAATACCCAGATGCCAAGCCTATCTTCCCGCTAATCGAAAAGAAGCTAACTAAGCCAGAGTGTTTGTTTTACCTTGAACAAGCTGGCATTGAACGCCCAACTATGTACAAGTTAGGCTATGGCAATAATAACTGCATCGGATGCGTAAAGGGCGGAAAGGGATACTGGAACAAAATACGCAAAGATTTTCCCGAACAATTTGATCGCATGGCTGCGGCAGAACGTGAAGTTGGTAATTCTTGTATTCGTGGTGTTTTCCTTGATGAATTAAATGAGCAAGAAGGAATACAACAAAAGTTTGTAATACCAGATTGCGGAAACTTTTGTGACATTGAGTTTACGGAAATTATGCACAAAGATATTGAATTAATTATGCGTGAGCCAGAGCAATTGAGTTTGTTTTAAAATTGGAGAAATAATGTCTGAGATTGATGATTTGTTCGGGGAATATGCAGATCCGTGGCGCAAAAAGCGGCTGAAAGAGATGTCGGAAAACAAAAAAGCCCCGGAGAAACGGCGCAGCACCGGGCCGAAGGAGAACATTTGTTCGTATTGTGGCAGCAACTGGGCTTGGCACAGCAGTGATGACGGGAAGACTTGGCAATGCAGGGAGCATCAAGAATGAAAAGGGCAAAGGTGCTGGACACAGCAAAGAAGTATGTAACGAAGGACAGAGCAGCAGATCACGGAGCTATGGAGGATAATTTCAGAACAATTGCTCGTTACTGGTCAGTTCACCTGGGTATCGAAGTCAGCCCAGCAGATGTGGGTGTGTTGATGAGTCTGCTTAAAATTGCTCGTATTAAAAGCAATTCAGCGCACGAAGACAATTATATTGATGGCTGCGGATACCTTGCTTGTGCCGCAGAGTGTGAAAATGATGCAGGATAAGAACCAGACAAACTACATTGATAAAGACTTAACGAATGTATGCGGCGGTTCGCGTAGACGGGCTGATGCCATGCAGGGAATGGACAAAGCCTATAGAAATTACGTTGAGGCAAACAAGGTTGCGTGGGAGAAAGCAACAGAAGGGATGCCAAAAGATGCGTTTGCTGATGATGTGCCAGACGATATTGATCGTCATGGTAAAGTTAGTTTAAACCCAACCCATGTGCCGTACAGAATTTCAACAGAAGATATTTAACTTTTTTTGTTGACAAGTATGCAAACACTTCTTATATCTGTTATCAGGCACTATCAATGGAGGGCAAAATGGATAAGATGAACAGCGAAGATATTCACGACAGCTTCTTGGAATGGATCGAGGAACTTGAGTTCAAGGGGGCTACTCCTTTTGATGTATCAAATATCACGGCTCATATGGTTGCTGATATGGTTTACTCAACCGCTCCATCTACAGAGATGGCAACACATTTGTTGTTAAGCGCAATGAACTCAAAGCTTAGTCATATTCTTGAGGATGATGACGATGAGTAGATCAACAGATTACTTAAAAGTGCAAACGTCACTTAATCAAACAATCAATGATGTGCATGAATTGATTACAAGCGATGCCACAGATCAAGAGGTTGAGTTGTTACTTGGCGCGGCAGGTGGATTGCAGGAAGCGCAGTCAATGTTAATTAAAGCAAAATGGTTGAGGTTAGAGCAATGACAGTTAAACGTATTGAAATGGCCTTGCACGTTATGGAATTAGCGGCGCGGCACAAGATCATGGTTTCATATCAAAGCCTAGATGAGTCCGAGCCTAGATATTGGGCAAGACGCAATCCGCGTGAGATACAAATCCGTCCAACCAAAAACACCGGATACTATGTATCTGCCTTGCATGAAATTGGGCATATCGTAGGTAAGCGTCAGGGCGATAATATCACAAGGCTAACGCAGGAATTGTACGCTTGGATCTGGGCAAAGAAGAACGCCTTGGTCTGGACTGATACCGCAGAGCGGATCATGCGTAGCGCAATGGATAGCTATGGCTGGAAGCAACGTCAGAAAGACATATGGGAGAGGGTGTAATGGCTAATTCATGGGATGGCGTTGAGCGCATGGCTGATGACATGAAAAACCGTAATTTGGTCAAGGAAGAAGACAGTCCTGTTCTGGCGAACATGGTGCAAGCGGCCTTGGCTGAACCAAAGAAGGGCTTTGCCGTATATACTGGCGGCAGTGTAGCTGAAGCTATGAGGCGCAATATGCAAGCTGATATGGCAACGATGCAAAAGTTTATGGTGGACAATACGCTTCTGGACGAGATTGTTAAAGCGTCTTTTGTTAAGCCACAAACATTGCTTGCGATGTTGCATAGGGCTATGCCGTGCTTTGATAGTATGTGGATAGAGTGGGATGAACAAGCGCGTAGGACTTCAAGAAAAAACGCTCATGATAAATATACTCCAGACATGTACATAAAGTTTGATGATGATGTTAAGGTAAACCGACCCACTGGCTACCATATTCGCAGGGTAAACGACAAAATTGTTTACGCTAAATATGGCATTACAATACATGAAGGTTCAGAACGCATTGCGGCTTATCCATTAGGTTTTGAAATTTCCAATGGAGACAGGATATTTTCTGATAAAGATGAAATGCTTGAAGCAAATTACAATCAGGAAACTTCTGATATTATTTTCGCGCCTTGGTATTACGCAAAGTATAGCAAAGACCCTGTTCAAAAAGAGTTCTTGGACGAGATTATGTATAAGTGCGGCATTATTCAAACAGCGGCTATGCACTGGTCTATACCTGCACAAAAGTTCAAAATGGGCTGGGAGCCAAGCGAAATGGCTGAGTTGGTCAAACGTAATTTTTCTGCTGATCAGGGCAAGTATGGAATGGGCGATGTCAGGTTTCTGATCGCGTTACTTAGTACGCTTAATTACGATCAGGTTATCCATCTAAACACAACGCCGCCAAAGAAAATTGATCATATACGCTTTGGGCGTGTGGTTCCAAAGAACGAATACAAGGTCGTGACAATCCAGTTACCCAAGCCTCGTGGTGTAAAGGTCTATGAGCAGATGTTTACAGGGCATGGAACGCCTAAGAGGGAGCATTGGGTAAGAGGACACCATAGGCGCATTAAAGGGCGTAGTGAGCCAACGTGGATACCGCCTCACATAAGAGGCAATTCTGATCTTGGTACGATTATCCATGATTATAAATTGGAGAGTAAATCATGAACGTACTTAGTTTGTTCGATGGAATGTCGTGTGCAAGGCTGGCTCTTGATAGGGCTGGCTTGCCTGTCACCAGTTACTTTGCCAGCGAGGTTGATAAGTATGCAATCACAGTTGCCAAGGCTAACTACCCAGATACAGTCCATTTGGGCGATGTAACGAAGATTACAGCAGGTGATCTGCCAGCAGTTGATCTATTGATCGGCGGCAGTCCGTGTCAGGGCTTTTCGTTTGCCGGAGGCCAATTGGCGTTCAATGACCCGCGCAGCAAATTGTTCTTTGAATTTGTTCGTATTCTGAAAGAATGCAAACCGAAGTATTTCCTGCTGGAAAACGTCAATATGAAGCAGGAGTTCCAAGATGTCATAAGCGAACAATTAGGGTGCAAACCCGTGGATATTAATTCCAATCTTGTTAGCGCACAAAACAGGCGAAGACTGTACTGGACAAATATTCCCGTCAGGTCGTTGCCGGAAAACAAGCGCATATACCTAAAGGACATATTGGAAGATGGCTTTACAGACCGCGATAAAGCGCATTGCGTGGATGCTAATTACTTTAAAGGCGGCAATCTAAAGTCATACTTTGAAAAGCATAGGCGGCAGTTGGTGTTTGATTTCGCTGATGAAGCAGACGCAGAAGGCACAGTTCTGGCTGGAGAAGCTGATCTGAAGGGGCATGACTACAACAGGCGTGTGTATCACCCAGATGGCAAAGCACCAACACTTGCAGCGGCTAGTGGCGGCAATCTGGAGCCGAAGGTTATGAAGGGTGTTAATTGGCGCAAACTAACGCCAATCGAGTGTGAGCGGTTGCAAACCGTTCCAGATAACTACACCAACCATGTATCAAATACACAAAGGTACAGGATGTTGGGCAACGGCTTTACAGTTGATGTAATAGCTTTTTTACTGGAGGGCATAGAATGACTAATTATGAAAGACATGGAAGTGATGAAAACTGGCAAGAATATTATGGTAAGTTGGAAGGATACAAAATTGTAAAGTTCTGGATGAGTGATGATGGATACCCTACATTCGGGCTATCTCACCCAAAGCGGAAGGTATTGGTTATTGAGGTCAGTCGTGACCCAGAAGGCAATGATCCTGGATTTTTATTTATTAGCGATGGAAAGGAAGAACAAGATGGGATTTAAAACAGGAAACTATATGACTGGCGCGGGATTTGTTCTTGTGCTGCTGATGTCAGCAGTCGAGCCTATGCCGCATAGCTTTGAATTGTTCTGGTTGCACATCGGGACTCTGATGATCGGGGCAGTGCTGATGGGATCGGGAGTGTATCTTACATGGAAGGGAAAATAGGCGTGTTCTTGATACGTTCTGGTTTAGGTTTAGAAGTTTATAAACCCAAAGTTGATACCCCAAAGTTCATAAAGTTCTTATGTATCAATGGGTTAAGAGGTTTTGGTTTGGGTTTGCAATGATAGCACAAACAAAGTAAAATAGGGGTGTTAAGTCATTGAAAAGGCTCAAGGTTTAATGTTTGGGTTTTTCTCCCTATTACATAGGGGTATAGGTATAAACAAACCTATACCCTGTAACGTGTGGTTGCTGCCAAATGCAACCCGAAGAATTGTTCTACTTAGGAGGGTAAAGAGAGATGAAAAATATAGAGCGTGACGAAGAAATTTATCACAAGCGCGAAGTGGAAGGGCGTACACTGAAATCTATTGGAGATGAATACGGTTTATCAATAGGTCGGATCAGGGGCATTACGGCAAGGGTACATCGAATGAAGTTTCTGGAAAAAGAAATGGGATCACGGTGGTTAAACCCTAAAGTAATGGGTGATATCCAGTGGAGTAGTGTTCGCATTGTGAATTGTCTTATCAATGAAGGCGCTATAGGAATGCCGATTGAAGAATTTATAAAAAGTTTCAATTATAATAAACTAATGATTACTCCAAATTTTGGCAGAAAGGCCATACAAGAACTTTGTAGAAAATTAGAAGTACATGGATACAAAGATATTGAACATTTACAAAAACACCAGCCAAACAGCCTGTGTGATAGAATTAGGAGGGCGTAATGCCGAAGGTCGGAGAAGATCTACCAAAGGAACAGCGGCTTGCTGGACACAAAAGATTAACACCACAGCAGCAACAGTTTCTGGATATGTATCTGCACAAGGATATGACACAGACTGAAGCGGCTAGGCAAGCAGGGTACAAAAACCCCACAGTGCAAGCTGTACGGCTTTTGCGTAACCCAGTGGTAGCGGAACGCCTACAGGAGATGAGACTGGAGACACAGGCTCGTTTCGGGGTAACAATCGACAAGTCTATTCGGGATCTAAAGAAGATAAGGGATCAGGCGTGGGAAATGGGGAAGTTCAGCGATGCGTTGAGAGCAGAGGAGTTGCGTTTGAAGGCTGCGGGACTACTGATCAACAAGCAACACGTTGTAAAGGAGGAGATTACAGCCAACACAAAGCAGGATATTGCGAACAAATTGGCAGACTTTAAGCGTTTGGCTGAGTCTCGTATGGTAAATGTAACACCAGATATGGGTATTATTGAGCATGACCCACAAGATATAGCGGAAGATAGCGGATAACCCAGATATTCCCATAAAACACCCCGTGCGGGGGGAGGGGGCGGCGACCATCGGGCTTTCCGGGCCTGTACCAGTAGAATTGTTCGGGTTCGGGGTCATCGGGCTGCTGCTCGGGGCATCGGGATCGGGGTTTGATCGGGATCGGGCTTGACATCGGGGCTGAATCGGGGTCATCCTGTCCCCTCCTCCCTTGGAACAACTCCCCGGTGGCCCCGTGCTGCCGGGGCTTTTTCTTCGGGATCCGTACAATTGTTCGGGATCGGGCTGCGTCCCCCTGGAGGAAACCCTCCCAGTCCCTGGCACCCAGTTGCTGCTGCCCCCGGCAGGTCCCCAGTAACCAGTACAATTGTTCGTATTGTTTTTGCCGTCCCAGTTGGCTGCGGGTTTGTACCAAATGATACTTTTTTTATTTTTTTGTTCTTTTTGTTGTTGACAGGTATCGCAATGATTGCTATATATAATAAGTAAGTTAATAAACAGGAGGGCAAAATGATTAGCAAATCAATTTCTTATAAACTTGTAAACAAATCGACAAGACTGGTAGAGGCTGAAGGTAACGCTAAAGCAATGCGAAAGTTACGCAAACAGCAGCCAGAACAGTTCGAGGTTTATTTATCAATTAACAAACCTATGATCGGGCAAAAAATGTAACCCGTAACATTTTCATTACCTGACCCGGCGGAAGCCGGGTATTTTTTTGTCCGTGCTGCGGCTCCCGGCGCTAACCAGTACAATTGTTCTGGTTGTTCGCTGCAGCCGCTGCGCTGCTGCGGCCTGGCACCTGCTGAAAAAAAATTCTTTTTTCTTTCTTTTCCTGTTGACAGTGTGTGCAATGATTGCTATTTATATAAGTACAGAAGGAGGGCAAACGCCATGACTTACAAGTATGAAGAAATTAAAGAACACTTCGTTGACTGGATGAAAGAGCAGGACGCTGAGTGGTTAAAAGATAACAAGGACGATTGGCATCACCATGCTTTCAATATGGACTATTACATTATTGGAACGCACAAAGCGATTGAGTGGATGGGTGACCAAGTATTCAAGATTATAGAAACCATTAAAGAATATGAAGAAGAAAACTTTGGTGAGGTAACAACTGACCTGTCTAGCCCTGAAAAGCTGGTAAACATGTACGCTTATATCGTAGGCGAACAGGTTGTTGATGAATGGAGGTAGACAAATGAGTAAACTATACTTCGCCTATGGCTCTAACTTGAACAAGAGCCAGATGGCACTTCGTAGCCCCACCGCCAAGGCGTTGGGGTCTGCGTATTTTCCGAATTGGAGGCTAGTCTTTCGGGGTGTGGCTGACATAGAACATGGGGACGAGTACGACCTTTTGCCTGTCGGAATCTGGCGTATTGAAGAAGCAGACGAGGCCGCACTTGATCGGTACGAGGGAGTATCTTCGGGACTCTATCGCAAGGTGGAGATCAACGGGATGCTGACTTACCGGATGAACTCATCGGGTACATACAGCCCCAGCCGTCAATACTTCGATACCATTCTTGACGGGTATCGGGACTTCGCTTTGGATACTTCCGAGCTATTCAATGCACGGGACAACGCGGGATTCGAGGAGGATCAACGGATATGGATATAAATTGTTCGGGTTATACTGGGCTGCAGCCAGGTGCTGCGGCCCATTTTTTTTGCCCAGTCCCAGGCGGAGCCGGGGCATAACCAGAACAATTGTTCGGGTTTACCGGGTCAAGACTCGGGCAGCACCGGGTTGAATCGGATCGGGGATCGGGCTTCGGGCTTCGGGGTCGGGGTTAGCTGCCGCTGCCAGTTACTGGATCTCCTTTCTTTCACGCGCACACGCACGCGCATCCGATCAATAATTAAAAAAACGAACAATTGTTCTTTTTGGGGTTTACCTATGCAATGATTGCGTGCTAGTTTTAGGAAGTGGCGCAAAGATGTGTCCACATAAACAGAAAAAAGGTAATGAAAACAATGACTTACTTAACAAACACAAGCTTTTTGACTGCTGGCGTAGAGCTAGAATTCCACAATAAGCGCGGACAATACCGCTCAATTGACCAATGGCGTTCGCTTTTGAGTGATGCCGGTTTTGATTGGTTGCTGGTAAAATATGACGGTTCAGCAAATGTTGACGTTGAAATTGTATTCCCACCAATGCCAGCGCATGGGGCAGGTGGCGCAATGGATGATATACGCGCCGTTATGCAATTTATTGAAACCAATGGTGGCAAGGTATCAAAAAAGGGTTGCGGTTTGCACGTTCATATTGGCAATCGTGCTGTTAAAGATATCTCGCCTCTTGAATATTGGGCGCATTCAAAAGAGTGCATGCAAATGAATGGTGGCTTTTTTATGCCTATTGATGATCAATGTCATGACGTCATGCCAATGGCATTGGTTAAGGATGTGATTATCAGATACGCCAATCAGCAAAACGATGTTGATTTGCTATTGCCACCATCAAGACGCGAGAATGGTTGCCAAGCTAGGTTTTGTCATTCCATTCGCCGCATTGGTGACAATGGGCGCAACCATGATGAATTCAACAATGCGACAAGCGCGAATGAATTGAACCAAATACTAGGCAGAAAATTTGCAAGCGTTTCTCTTGATACATGGGCGCGGGTTGGCACTATTGAGTTTAGACAACATCAGGCAACGCTAGAGATTGCCAAGCTTGAGGCATGGTGTTGCCTGATTGACGCCATGTTTAGGCATTCAGACGCTAGCCGCATTGACTATAGCGCGTCGCGTACCGTCCAAACGTCTACACCTGAACAGCCATATCGCAATGGATCACGCATTGGCATCATGTGGGAAACAATCCGGCGCGATGGTGGCGCGACTGTTTCCGATATATCCAATGTTACCGGATGGGATGCCGGAACCATTCGCGCTAGGGTATCTGAAATGCGCTCGCAACATGGTGACGATGCGATCATCTGCCACAATATGCAAGCATATGGTCATTCATATGGCGACAGCCAAGGCAATCACGATTTAAACGGTTATGAGGCTATCCAATCAGTAACGCGCACCATTGAAGGGGAAGCCGCATTGCTTCCTGAAAACAGGCTAGGCATTGCGTCAATCTTTGCAGGATTGGATGATCAAACCTATGAATATCTAAACTCTAGACGTAATGCGCTAAACTAGCGCATTACACAAAACCGCGACTGGGGCGCTTTACAGCGCCCCTTTTTTTGTGCGGTAGGTTACCAGCAGCCGAACAATTGTACGCCATAGGCGCAGCCCTACGGGCGATTAACGCAATGGTTGCAACCAAGGTACCCTATAGACATTTGACAAACGACAAAATCGGGGCGGGGCGGGTATGGCACCGCCCCTTTTTGCAAACTTGACAGGGCGACACGTTGCGCCAAGTTCCCCACAAACAACCCCCAAAAAATTTTAAAAAAAAATTTTATATCATATTTTCCTTGATTGTTTGCAATCTTTGCACTAAGTTATATGAAACAACCAAAGGAGGGGCAAATGCCTAAGTATTTATTAAAGATCAGCGAGGATCCTATTGAGTTTGAGGCTCCTAATGCTGAAGCGTTCCTAGAAGCATGGAAGGGCGTGTTTCCGTGGGAGTATGACAGTGACAACACATTCATGCGTATGGCAGCAAGGTCTGCGTGCGACTGGAGTGGCAAGTCTATCAGGTTCGATACTGTTGAGGCATTCGCTGCCGACATGATTGACGCTGGTATGCTTGAGGAGGTGGGTGATGTACAAGGCTAAAGACTCCTACAGCATGTGGGACTACAAGACGTTGGTAAAAAAGCGTAAAGAGCTTAACGTAACGCAGATGCACATGGCCCGGTCTTTGGGCGTGAGTCATCGAATGTATTGTTACTACGAGAGTGGTGAGCAGGACATTCCGCGTTCCATAGAATTATCTGTGCGTTACATGGAGAACACGAAGGGCAGTGACGTTGTGATGCCGACAGGCACGTTAAGTAACTTTGACAAGGATCGTATAGAGCGTTTGTGTAGTGCGTTGAGCGGCGTGGAGGGTACAGACGCTCATATTGACAAGGTTTTGAGGCAATCAAAGACCGAGTTAGAGTATCTGTTGTCAAAGTTTGAATAATAAACTATCATTGGCCTCGTGTATTTTTCATAGAGGGTTAGAGCATGACAAGTTTCATGGGGCCAATGGCACCTCCACCAGCCGCACCCGCGCAGCCACAGGCGCTAGATATTCGTACAGATCCTAATCGGCGGCAGCAATTCAAGCAGTTTATGAAACAGCGCACAAGCATGGCACCTATGGTGTCAGCGCCGATAGCGCAACCCTCTATGCCTATGATGCCGCCCCCCATGCCTATGGGTCAGGACATAGATATATTTAATCCTGTTAATTTACATGAGGGCGGCCTTGTATCGTCTTTGAATAGTTTACAGCAGCAAGCGGCACAGTTTTCCAAGCAGCTTCAAAGCACTGTTACGGGTGATAGTCAAGGTGGAGGCATGGGCGGTGGCTTTGGCGGCAGTTTTAACAGTGGTGGTGATATGGGCGGTAGTTTTAGCTCACCTGGGTTTACAACTAATACCACGAGCGGTGGCCTTGTTCCGGGTGGCCTTGCAACTGTCAGTCCCCCTCCTGACGCTAATGTATCTGATTTTTTTCAGAATTTTAACAATACGAACAGCGGCGGGTCATACATGAAAATGTCTGATCATCCGGCGTTTACTTCGGAGCCATTGCGTCCGAGACCGACTATTGGTGAAAACTCGTATCTGAATTTTAATCCAAATCAAACTCCAAACGATCCCAATAGATATAAAAACCCAACAATAGATCAGGGTTTTTATGAGTCAGATCTATTCAAGAATTTGGATATGTCTGGTCCTAAGACTATGGACATGCGACCTGCGAGTGAGGCCACTGGTGGTTTTAGCGGATCCAGCACTGACATAAACAGGCTGAAAAATGCTTATCAGCAGTATTTGCAGGGTGGTCAGCAGGGCGGCATGCAACAGGCAGTTGTAAATCCGCAGGTTGATCCTAATCCGTTTATAAGCGATCAACAGCCTATGAGTTCTAGTGTTACTAATTCTCCTACGACTGTTTATAGAGATTATGGTTTACAGAACATTGATAACCCTAATTTTAGACCTGTTAGACCTGCTGTTTCTCCGTATGCTGATCAACTTCGTAACAACACACGAAGCGAATTGTCTTCAGACTCTCCGTTTTTCAATGTTCCTGAAGCGGGTACTGGGCAGCGGTTGCCTAGCGATTCATCAGCATTAGGTGGAGGTGTATCTAATTTAATTGCGAATAATCCTTATCTTTCTGGTATTGGCGGAATTGGCAATTTTGCAGGTAATCTTCTTATGAGAAACAAGGGCGGTGCAGTTCCGCCGCGCAATACTGACATTCGTGGTCAGGATCACATGTTGTCGTATATTACGCCAGACGAGGCTGATATTCTGAAGGCTTTAGGCGGATCTGGCGAGGCTGGCCCTATGGGTATCCCTGCCTATGCAGAAGATGATGGCGATGAGGATGGCAGTTCAGGCGCAGGACATGGCGGCGGTTCTGACTCTGATGATGTAGGCGGCGGACCCGGTGGCGGAGATGGTTCAGGAAACGAGGGTGGTTTTGGCGGCGGTATGGGTGAAGGTCAAGATAATACTGGCATTGCAGACGCGGCTGGCTATGGATCCGGCTCTTCAGACACCAGCAATTCAGACGCTGATGAAATAAGCGATGCGAGAGCAGATATTGCTGCCGCAGAAATAGCTGGTCAAATGGCTGATGATAGAGCCGCTGCTAGAGCAGGACTTGAAAAAACTGTAAGGGCTGGCATGTTAATGTCCGCGAAAACTGACAAACCTGTTAACACACTAGATCCAGTGACAGGGAAGGTGTCTGGTCAAGTTATGTCTGGCACGAAAGCGGAACAGGCGGCGGCGAAAT